AAGCCAGCGGCAATATCTCGTCCGTTTACCCTCGAAAAGCCTTCGTACTCACCGCCCAATGAAGGCAGGTTTGGGAACTCTACGCCTTCACCCGGCAAAAGGGTGTAGGCACTTCCGGGAGCAATGTCTGACATTTCCCGACTATCGATTGGTTCTCCGGTGATAGGATCTGAGCCATCCTCTCCTGGTTCTGGGCGCGTAAAAATTGCAGTGAAGCTGCTCGCCAGCTTCTGACGCTCCAACGTAGCTTCGTCGTAGTCGTTCTTCTGCTGTAATCGCTGCAGGACCGTCGCCAGCGGAGGAAAGCCGCGAACCTGCCCTGGGCGCAACGGCTCAAATATATGAATGACCCGGTCAGCGGGCACCCGCACGAGATCGTTCTGGCTAATTGTCAACCCGTAGTTTTCTCCGGGATGCTGCTTGTGCATCCAGTAGGCAACCCGCTGGCCAATGCCATTGAACTCAATACCCTGGATGATTCTGTTGCCGTTGCTCAGTACCGGAAAATTCTGCAGGGGCACCATGTCGGCTTCCAGAAGCTCCAGCTGGACTGGAACGGCCAGACCATCGGTAGGGCGCCGGTACCGAATGCGGATGAAGCATTCACCGGTTTCACGCCAGGCGCGAACGCCGGCTTCCTGCAGGCCATAGATGTCGTAGATGCCGGACGCATCGCACTCGTCCTCAAACTGTTGCCAGAGAGACGCCAAGCTCCTGTCATCAAAGCGTGGAACGATGCCGGTGCCCACGATGTTCGTCACATCCAGATCCACGGCTCGGGATGCCAGAGGGATATTTCGGACTGCGTCGCGGGCCCGCATCCGGGCGGTTCTGAGGTTGGCCAGATTTGCAATGTTGGGGCCAGGATCGCCTTTGTCCCGGAATGCTTTGTTGCCCGGCTTGCCCGCCTGCCAGTAGGCCACTACCGGACCGGTTCGACCGAAAGGATCACGCTGTTTCAAAATCCAGTACCTCGCATCGGCCGGATCCGCCGGCGGCTTTGGGGTTGGCTTTGGGCAAGCTCTGTTCGGATGGCGTTGCGGGCCCTCAGCAGTTCATCAACGTCCCGATATTCAACCGTGCGGTCAGAAAAAGTAACGCGCCGTTCACCTCTGGCTATGGCGCGATTGATGGCATCCAGATCACTGCTGGTAAAGCTCATACCTTATCCCCTTGAGTAGTTGGGGCTCCGAAGAGCCCCGTGCAGGGTTTAGGTGCGCTTGGCGCGCTGGAGCATCTTGGGCCGGGTAGCGATCGGCAGCGGATAGCTGTAAACCTCAACGTCCACAAAAGCGTTTCGCTTCTGGTCCGGGATGACCAGGCTGTAAACGTCCTGACCGGGCAGGTTGATGGTGTCGAAGAACTCTCCCGGGCTATAGGCCATCAGGAAAGCGCCAGGCGCATCAACCGGGTAGAACTTTGCCTCGTCGGTGTTCACTGCCACCTTGGAGCCGTCGTCGGTGCCACGGTAGTTCACCCAGCGGATTCCACCATAGGTGAACTGCTCGTAGGCCATGCCCACATCGTTACGCAGATCCTGAGCCTGCTGGGTGTTCAGGTAGGTCTGGCGCACCTCTGGGTGAGCAGTCAGGTCGTCCCAGAAGGCATCACCAACAACAGCTTCAACAGTGGTGCGGCCAGGCACCCATGCACCTTGAGCAGCCTTCATCATCTGACGGATGACCTGGTTGCACTTTTTGCGCACGGCGCCGGAAGCTGGATCGGCATTGTCGAGATCGAAGTCGATCACGGCATCCTGGGTGACGCCGAATGCATCGAAGTAGTTCTCGATTACAGACCCATCTGCATCAACCACAATGCCCTGGATCGCGCCCAGCATCATGTTCTCCCAGGTTAGCTCGATGTCGCGCATCAGGCCGGCTGGTCCGTTCAGGCGATCCGCCACCTCTGTTTGCACCTGGGCAAGCTCTGTCTCGGAACCGAAAGCCCGGATGTTGGCCAACTCGCTGGCAGTGATACGGTCGCTTTTCGCAATGCGAACAGTGCGGAAGTCTTTAACTGAGCGCCTGCCGGTCGAGCTGGACTCGGGAGCCGCACCACGAGGGCTGGTTCCGATAAGAGACAGTACGCCGGATTTGCTTTCGATTGCGACGGTCTCAGTGCGAACTCGACGCGGAGTAAAGATGCCTCGGTTACGCAGGAAGCTCGGCTGGAACTCCTGCTGGTTCAATGCTTCGGTCAGCGAAACCATGCTGAAGGCGTCGCTGTTGAAGATGTCCATCGTAGCCATTTGTAATCTCCAGTTCAGATCGTTGTGGCCAACAAGCAGTGCCAGCCGGTTTCAGATTTATCGGACGATGATGCCGAGCTCGGCCAGAGCCGCAGCGGCGGTTTCAATCTGGGCTTCGCTTGCGCCTTCGAAGAAGGTGAGATCGGCGCCCGTAACTTCACAGTCGCGGGCCAGGATCACGCCGGTCTGGCCTGAATCGGCCGCGTTAACGGGAGCGAACAGAATGCCCGCGGGCGTTTGTGATCCATCCTCGGCGGCAGGATCGTATTCGGCATATCCGCCAGCAGTGAGCTTGCCCACCACATGGCCGGCGTGCAGATTGTTACCAGCGGCCACAGTTACAGTCTCTCGGCTGCGGTGGCCATTCGCCTCGGAAATGATGAATTCGCCGGCGTGCCGGGATTCAGTAAGAGTAGCCATTACCAATTACCTCTCGGTTGAGTTTTCTTAAAGGCCGATGCCCAGCTCGAACGGGCCTCTTTTTCTGCCTGACCGTCTTCCAGGCCGGGCAAAATTACGGGGTCAGCATTCCGGGCCTCGTCGTCTGCCGCCTGGGCATCAACGATCCGTTTCTTGGCTTCATCCAAAGTGATGCCCTCTCGCACCCAATCCGCAGCTTTAACCGGAAAGCCTTTCTCAATGCACAGAGCCACGATATCGGCGGCATGGTTTGGCTTGTCTTCAGGCTTGTTGGGCATACTAGTCACCGCTGGCGCTTCCGGTTCTGCAGGCTTCTCGAGCTCTGCTACCTTGGCCAAAACCTCAGCAGGGATGTCCATCGCTTTCGCCATGGCGACAGCAGCGGGCTGTGCCAGTGATTCCACGGTGTCGGCAAACCCGAGGTCTACCGCCTCCTGGGCGGTTAGCCAGGTCTCGCCATCTAGAAGGGCTTTGATGTCATCTTCGCCTTTGCCCGTGCGGGCCGTGTAGGTGGCAAGCAGGGACTTCTCGAACTGTTCCAGGTCATCAGCAGTTTTCCGAAGCTCGGCCGCGTTGCCCTGGGCAAATGTCCACGGGTTATGCACCATCATCAGGGTGTTTGCCGGCATGGTGATCTGGTCGCCTGCCATAGCAATAATGGAAGCCGCGCTGGCAGCGATACCATCAACACGGACGTTAACCAGAGCATCATGGCCACGCAGGAAGTTGTAGATCGCGAGGCCGTGGTCCACTTCACCACCGCGGCTGTTGATGGTGACGTTGATCATCTCAACATCGCCCGCAGCTTCTACTTCACGGATAAGATCGCTGTCTGAAACGCCCCATTCGCCGATGTATCCGCGAATACTGACGCTGACCTCTTTTCGCTCCGCTTCGGCGCGGACATCAAACCATTTTTTTGCCATCTCGGATCTCGCTGTCGCATTGATCGGGTCGATGATGGCATGTTGGCAAAATGATTATGGCTGCGCCTGTCTTGGGGTGGGCATTACATAAAATCTGTTTTCTTGAACCCGCCAGCCTTCTTGAATCCGCCAGTATTCTTCTTTTCTGAGGCCTTTGATGCCGCTTGCATCTCTCGGCGCTCATCTCGGCTTACCCGCTCGCTGTTTTCTGATATCGGGCGAGCCCAGGCCGGAGGCTTATCCCACCGGATCTTCGCCACTCCAAGTGACAAGGCAGCAGCGCGATTCATGCCCGCAAGATCTAGCGCCTCGTTCCGTTTGCGTACTTGCTTCCAGCGGCCGTCAGGCTGGCGAACTTCTGATTGCCACTCGTCCCAGAACCAGGCGCCGAGCCACCGGGGAAAGTGGAGGCGAGAGCTTCCGTTGTCTGTGCGCCGGGCAGCGTTCGTCACCGCATCTTTCAGAAGGTTCGGATTACATATGAGCAGCGGCACATCAGCCTTTGCCGCAGTCGGGACTTTGCTTTCCTTGATTAGCGGGGCGTTCCGAGCGGATGCACCCTTATAGACCCGGACCCGGTGGGCCAGACGATTCTGTGCGCACTTCAGGTACCAACGATAGGCGTTTTCGGTTACGCCCTCTTCGCCACCGGAATCCACAATGGTCCTTCGAATCCGCAGTTCCTGGCCCTCTTCGTGGGTCCGGTAGGTTGCTTCCACGACCTTTTGGGTGATTACGTCCCAGTCTTCGGGGTAGCTAGCCGGATCAATCGGCGCAGGGTTGCCGTCCAGGCCTTCTCGGTTGCTCTCTTTAATCTCATAGCGATCAATCAGCCATTCCTCACGGTCCGGCCCGTGCGCGTGCACCTGCACAATGAATCGGGCGTTCTGTCCACCCTGAACATCTACAGCGGCGGTGAGAAACCGCGCCTGTGCCGGGACCAAGTAGCGCTCGAAATCTTCAGCGTTGTCAGCCGGGCTGATTCTGGCAGCATCGTCCAGCATCGCCCTCGGCAGGTATGGCAGACCCCAATCTACATTTGTGACTGTCTTTAGCGCCTTCTCGCTTCGTGTTAGCTCGTAAGTTTCACTGGCGGTTTCGAGCTTTTCGGCCAGGCTTGCCCACGTCTGGAAGGCAGCAGCAGGGCCTTCCATCCAGAACGATGCGATGCGGCCGCCCTTCGGGGTTCCGATCATTTCGCCTTTGGCGGTAAGTGAGCAGCCTTCAGGCACCCACCGGCCGGCCATGTTCAGCCTCTTTTTCTCAGCCTGGGAGATCTCGGCGCCGCAATGCGGGCAGAAAGCCGCCTTTGAAGCCAGGTTGAAGTTCTCCCGATTTGGCTGGAACCATTCGCGGCACTGTTTTTGCGGGCATTGCCAGTACCATCTGCGACGGTCACCTCGGTTGTAGAGGTCCAGGATGCCCGTGGTGGGCGGGGCCATGTGCGGGCAATCCGCAGGCTGGCGCCAGTTTGGGTCTGTTATCTCGCGTCCGGGGGAGCTTTCGGCCAATGTCATGCCAGTGGAACCGAACGTCTGAGTTCGTTTTGATGCCAGAGTAAACGGGTCACCTTCGCCGCCGACATCCTCTGGCAGCCGGTCAAAGTCGGTGATTAGCACGAACTTGAAGTCAGAGCTGGCCATCACGTTTTTCGACGGCCACTTTATGCCCAGGTAATTACCGGCCCGGAAAATCTTGTCATGGACGTTATTGTCGTGCCCCCTGGGGCTCAGTCTTTTAGCCAGAGCAGGAGAGTGGTTGAGCATTCGGTCGATTCGTTTCTTGCTGAACTCCCGGGCCTTGTCCTCGCTGATCTGGATTATCAGACCGTCTGAAGGGTCGCACTCAACCTCGTAGGCTATGTATCCATCAACCAGGGCGTTGGTTTTGCCTGTCCGCGCCGGGCCCACAAAAATAACGGCGTCATACTTTCTGCCGCCCATGCAGTCGAGTGGCTCAACCATGTAGGGAGTAGCTTCCGGGCTCCAGTCTCTGATAGTGCCGTCACCACCAACCACCTTCATGTACTCCGCAGCAGCCTCGCTGGGTTTGATTCGGCGGGGAGGGCGGATCAGTTCGGCCACATCCATTCGGATCATTCTTGCGCTGCCATAACTAGCCATTCGCCGCCAGCTCCTCTTCGTCGTCAACAATGGCCCGGTACATTTGCTCTCTCAGATTGTCGGTGACGCCTTCAACCAGATCGATGGCATCAGCAGGCAGCCCTGCATCCCGTTCGAGTAAGTCCGGCAAGCTATCAAGCGAGCTCGCAATTGACTTGGCCAGCCGGCTCATCTCCCGATGCACTTCCTCAACCGGTACCAGGGAGCGCATTTCCTTTTCGAGCTTGATGCGCTCGTTTTCCGACTGGTACCAGTCTTTGCGATCCTTGGGATGCATATCGTCCGGGTCTGCGCCGGTGCCGGTCACTACATCGCCAAACAATGCGGGGCCCGCATCTTTGAGAGCGTAAACGCTGACGCCATTCTTCTGGCCGGCCGGAACCACCCCCGCTTCCCTCAACCGCCGGCGGACGGTACCCCGGTCCATCCCGAAGGCGTCCGCCAGCCGGGTAATGTTCCAGTTATAGGCATCCGCTAACTTGTTGATTTCAGCCGCCACCTTCACCACCCGTTAATCGCGAAGCCACGGGCCCCAAGGGCTCGCGGTGGTGGAGCCATGGGAGCCCGAAAATTTGCCAAACTTCGCGCTTCTGCGCCCCCGTACGGCTCATTTTTTCTCAGAAGCTTCAGCGGTTTCATAAAAGCGTCAACCTCTTGTCTCGCTTAGAAATATTTTGGCGCGCAAACATTGGCTGGAGGCTTGGGAGCGAATAGCAAACGCCAAATTCCTTTCGGTCTGCCAGGTCAAACCGGGGCGCGGGGATGACGTGGTCAATGTGGATCAGTCCGGCTATGAACTTGCCCCATGTCATCGACTTACCGAACTGCCGCTCGAGATGAATCCTCAGCTCATCTGGCGAATACCCGAATGTGGTACGGAATGAGCTCTCGCTATAAATCCACGAGGAGGGAGGAAGCACCGCAACCCGCCCCCTCCTCTGGTGCTTCCTGACGTGCCCCCTCATTCTCTGGTAGAGGTTTCGGTTAATCGTTTCAGTGGGCAGGCCTTCGGCATCAAGTGCCCGGGCTGCCTCCATTTTGCTCCTATGGTTGCCCGCCTTGATGATTCTCAGCTTGCGGGCTTTCTTGCGGGACGCCTCGCGCTGCCTGAGAATCTCTGACTCCAAGCGCTTCCGGCGGATTCTTGCCCGGATTTCCCTATCGACATCCCCGCTGCTCAGCCTTCTGATCGCAGAGTAGTAGCCGACCTGATCTTCCTTGTTGAGAGATCCATCCTCGTTCAATAGAGATGCCATAAACCGATAGGCGCTTGCCTGACTAAGATCGCAGTAATGGGTATTGCATTCCTGCCGCTTGATGATAGCCCTGTCTGCCGCCTGACGCTTCGAACGGCACTGCCGCCGAGCCTGGTCGCATTGTCGGCATGTGCTGAGGTAGCCGGACTTCGACGCCTTTGAAGTCACAAAGGTTGCCAGCGCCTTAGCCTCTCTGCAGTGCAAGCATTCTCTCATTCCATTGACGATGGGCGTTGGATTTCGCCGGGGCTTGAACGTCTTTTGCCTGAGCCGGTCGCGCGCCTTCTTTGCGCCAGCTGCGCATTGCTCACAACAATACTTTCTTTTCCGGCCACCAAAAGGTTTGCCGCAGCGCTGGCACTGATAGCTCACGCGCCTAACTCCTGCTCCATCTCCTGCCGCTCGTACCACTGCGCATTCGCCTTGCAGCCGTTCAGCATGTACTTGATGCGGTTAACACTCACGCCCAGAACCCAGGCGATCCTGCGCTCTGACAGGCCCTGTTGAACGAGAAACCGGGCTTTGGCTCTTTGTGCCAAGTGCGGGCGCTCGAGCGATGGCGGGTGGATAGTTTGACCGCCGTACAACGCGACAAGATGCAGCAGGTTGTCGTATCCAATGTCCTGGGCTATCGGGTGGCTTTCATCCGGGTTGTCGGGAATGTAGAGGGTTTGCCCTCCCCAGATCTGGCAGATGAGCATCATCACCTCAAGGCCCGCTTCTTGAGCGATCTCTTCAACCAATGTCACCGGTTATCCTCCTTATCGTCATCACCTGCCCATTGTCGGAGCGCGGTCTTATCTGCGTTGCAGTCGCTGAGAACTCGCTGAACCTCAGCGCAATGTTCCGGAATATCTCCCCA